AAAGTTTCATACAGTGCGATCTCCTTTCTGGAAGTAAGTTAGTTTGAGCTGAAGCTGATACCGCGCTGTGCCATGCTCGTCGACGACGAACGGGTACGCGGTGGAGCTGATCTCGATTGACCGGACCGTTCGGCCCGTGCCAATATTAGGGAATTGCCGGAGTTTGCTCTTGCGCTCAAGCCAAGCGGCGAGGCCCTCATAGAAGGCCTGGTTATCTAGATTCTGCGCGATATTATCGCTGTAAAACTCTCGGCTTGATACGCAAAAGAGGAACTGCCGAATAGAGCTGCCGTCGAGGTAGCGTTTGACGATCTCGGTGGTCGGCACGGTATCGACCGAGTAGCTCTTCGCCTCCTCGGGCAAAAAATCCACGCTGAGCCGACCGTCAGCCAGTCCCTCATAGGTTTTCAGCCAGGCGCGAACGCCGTCAATGATCGTCATTTTGCTCTACCTCCTACATAAGCGGCGAAGTCTCTCTTGAGATCGCCCCCACGGTCCGCAAGCATACGCTTATCCCATTCTTTACCTCGCATCGGCGCACCGTGGTAGTTGAGCGCTCGGCCTGAATAGCTCTTTGGTGCTCGACCTACCATAGCGAGGCCGACATAAACATAATGGGCGTACGGCCCTGGATAGGTGACTTTGCTGCCGTCAGGGGCGATCTGCTTTTGATTCTTCAAATGCGCTCCCGCGCCCGCGCTCATAGGAACGTACGGGTCGCAGTATTTCGCGACCGAAGTCGCGAGATATTTTCGCGCCTTGTTATCACTGCCGAGACCGTGCTTAGCAAGAATCTTACTCGGCGTGATGTTGACGCTTTTGACCTTGATTCCGAAACTCATACGCCACTCACCGCCACATGCGGAAGAGTCCCGCGCCGGTTGTCGGCGACCGCGGTGATTTGGAAATAAGTCGAGCCTTTGAGGTCTGCCGGCTTGAGTACCCCTGAAATTTCCCCCTTGACCAGGTAGTCAAGTTTTTCAGGCAAGCAAGACGGAAGAACAGCCTCGGGGATTCGGACCTTATAAACGTTAACCGCTTTCGCGCCGTCAGCCGTGACAGCCGTTTCTGTCTTCGCATACCAACTGACACCCTGAATGGGATAGCAGACATACGAATCAGAATCGGCGGTCTTGACATGGTGAACGAGCGTCACGAGCTCGGTACAGGCGAGGAAGTCTTTCATCGGCGGCCCCTCCCGCGGAACAGGAGACCCGTAGGAGCGAGGTAGAGCCGAATTGCATTGCTCAATCGGCCCTGCGCCGTTCCTGCGTTCTTCGACGCGCCTGCACTCGAAGCGCTGCCCGTCACATAGGTTCGCGAGATGCCGTCATTCGTCTCAGACGAAACAGGACCGCCGGACTCCTCGATATTTGCCTGGTCGGCGTACGCGCAAACGGCCGACATAACCGCTGTGCGTACGGACTCCGCCAGACGGGCCCAGCAAGCGCTGAGCCTATACTCAGTCATGGCGTCCGCAAAGAGGAACGCCTGAGACGCGAGCCGGTTGAAGGTATCTTCGTCCAGCTCGCCGCCGTAAGTGGTCTTATACCACTCGTAGCTGACAACGACCACTTACCGCACCGCCTTTCTTACTGCAGCTTGGCAGTGGCGATGAACAGGCCTGCGGGATTCGGCAGAACGGGCACGAACAGGCCAGACGCCTTAGACCAGACAGCCGTGGGGTCGGGCTCGGTCCACTGGGTCAGGGTGACGAACTGCTCGGCGCTCTTCGCGGTCCAGGGGCCGAGCTGCTCCTCTTCCGGAGTCACGCCCCACAGGCCAACGCCGAAGTTCTGCAGGCCGTTGTAGGAAGCCAGGAAGGAGACCTTGCTCTTGCCCCAGAAGCGCTGGGTCGTCAGCTTGCCGTCTTTGCCCTCGACGTTGTAGCGCAAGTCGTTCGTACGAATCTCGGTAATACCGAAGAGCTCGTTGAACAGGCCGACGAGCTGCGTACGGGAAACCATAGCGCCGGCGCCGGCACCGCCATAGATGGCCTTGGAGATCCCCTCGTTGGTCAGCATCTTAGAGAGCACGGAACCGGACAGGACCATACCGGAAATGGTGAAGCCCTTGTCGCGAGCGGTCTCGACGATCTCTTCGATCTGCGCGAGGACGTTCTTGTCAGGCGTGGAAACGTCAATGTCGAAGCCCGTGTTACCATTCGGCACACCGAAGTCAACAGAGAAGTTCAGGCCGTTCTCCTTGATGGTCATCTTGCCGGTGGACAAGACTTCCATCTTGGCGACCTCGGTACGGCAGCGAACGCCTTCGGCCAGACGGCCCCAGTCGTCATAAACGAAGTCGATCAGAGCGCTGTCATTGAACGCACCGTTTTCGAGCACCTGACGCAGGGACTCAGTCTGGTTGATCTTCTCCTTGATGAAGAGCTTTTCAACCGTCACGCGCTCCAGCGCGGGGCGAGAACCGATGTGCGCCTCAGTGTCGAGACCGTGAACCAGGGCCATAGTGGGAAGCTGAGAACCGGCCGCAAGACGCAGGTACTCAGCTTTGAAGTTCTGGGTCTTACGATCAGGGAAGATTGTGTCGCCGATGTAGTTCGGACGAGGAATCAGGAAGTTCTGGCTGAAGTCAAGCTGTTCAGCCTGGGACAGCATTCTCAGAATATCGGGCATGTGTTATATCCTCCTTACTTAGATTAGGCCTCGAAGACGGGGTAGACCTTGACGTCCGCGCCCGCGATCGTAACCGTGTCAACGGCATTGCCGCCAGAGCTCAGGGCCCAGCCGATCTGAGACTTGGAGCTCTTCGTCAGCGGATAGCTCTTGGAGAGCTGGACGATCTCGCCGTCAGCGTACATGGTCGCATCGACGGGAACGTCACCCGTGCCGCCGTCCTTCTCGTAGGTGACGGAATAGCCGCGGACAGTCGCATTCGCGCCGACGAAGACGATGTTCTTGAGCGCGGTCTGCGCGGCGCTTGCTGCGTTCACGCGGTCGCTGATCACGCGGCCCGCGACCATGACGGAGCCAATCGCGTCGCCGTCAGTAACATCGACGTCCTGGAACACAATGCCGGTCGCGGCGCTCGTATTCGCGGGGAACACGGTACCGGCAAACACGGTCTTGCGGTCGCCGTCAGTCTGGCCCATGCTCTGAGGAATCTGCGCGGTCTTGGTGACGAGACCGACTTCGCTATCCAGGAAATTAGGAATCGCGGTGCCGATCTCAGTTTTCAGAATAGACATGAATGGAATCCTCCTTATTTAGTGTTAGTGTTCTCTGCGGGGGTAGAAACAGGTCCGAACTTCGCGGCGGCTGCTCTCGCGGCCTGTGCGGCTCTGCTCAGGGTCGCAGGACCACCGTTTCCGGTCGGGTTCGCGAAGCTGGGGTCAGGCTTTTCAGCGCGGAAAGAATCGGGGTCTTTCTTCCGCATGTCCT